TTGAGAAGGTAGAGCAAAACAAGCAGAACGACAGCGATTTTTACTGCGGCCTCGTTGAGAAATACGGCCTTGCCCTAAAGATTTTCAACAATAAGCTGGTGGTCTTTTCGGAGGCAGCTTATGAGGCCAAAAAGCCAAAGTTTATATTGACCCCGGCGGACTTTGACCCCAGCTGGAGCTGGGACACGCAAGAGACGGGGACCTATACCGGCGTCCGCTATCAGTACACTAACAGCGACAAAAACAAAACCTTTACCGTCAAGGCAGGGACAGAGGAACGGCTTTTAACCTGCAATGAACCGGCGGACAATTTGACGGAGGCCACCGCCATAGCCCTGGCGGCGGTGAACAACGCAAATAAAAGCACAACCACCATGCGAATAAGCATGATGGCAAGGCCGGGGCTAATCGCCTCGGATTGCATAGAGATAAAGGGCTTGAAGCGGCTGGACGGCAAATATTACGTTAAACAGGTTACGCACAGCGTCGGCAGCGGCTACACAATGAGCCTTGACCTGCGGCTTGTAACGCCTCGGATTTCAAGCCCCACCGTTATTTCAAGCACCGTATCAGAGGGGGGATAACCGTGGCAGATAAAGGCGGCTTGAGGATCGGCAAGATTTCAGCCATCGACTACCCAAACGGCAAGGCAAACGTTACCTATGAGGACCTAAACGACAGCACAACCGCCTATTTTTCTTTCCTTGCGTGGCAATATTGGATGCCAAAGGAGGGGGACCAGGTACTTGTCGCCCACCTTTCAAACGGGACGTGCGCCGCCGTGATTCTCGGCCCCGTTTGGCACGACGGCCACCGGCCCCCGGAGGGCCAGGAGGAATTATACAGGAAAGACTATAACCGCAAATACGGGGATGCTTACCAGCGTTACGACCATAAAGCGCAGGAATACAAAGAGGTTATAACCGGCACCTATACCATTGAGGCAACAAAGGATTTTACCCTTTCGGTCAACGGTACCACCACCATAAAGGCGAAAGCGGATGGCTCCATTGAGATAACCGCCCCCGCCGGAATCAAGATAACAACCTCGCAAATAGACGTTACCGGGGACGTTATAGCGGACGGCAAGAAAGTAAGCCTCGCCCACCACAAGCACCCCGGCGACAGCGGCGGCACCACAGGGGAGCCGAACTAAAAGGAGGGATAGGCCGTGGCAATCGCCAACTGGGGGACAGCAATCATTTTTTCCACAAGTGACCGGCGCGTCCTCACGTTTAACAACATGAACAGGACCGTCGGCTCCAGTTGGGCCACCCATAGCCGCATAGGCAAAAAGGACCAGGTCGAATTTTTACGGGCCAACCTCCAAAAGCTGACCTTTGATATTGCCCTTGATTTCAATTACGGCGTCAACCCCAGGGCCATTATTGAGCGCATGGAGAGGGCGGCGGAGCGGGGTGAGATACACCCTTTCATTGTAGGCGGTAGACGGGTGGGCCGCTTAAATTGGAGGCTTACCAGTGTGGGCGAAGCCTGGGAAACCATTTACAACAACGGGGCTTTGACCAACGCAAAGCTCTCCATAACGATGGAAGAATACCTATAGCGGGAAGGAGGGGCAATATGGACCTTTCGGGAATTGAGGTCGGTTTTGAGTACGGGGAGGATGCCGCCGCCGTCAATAAAGAGATTATCCGCAACGTTCACAACCTGCTTTTGACCCCCATAGGCACCTGCCCCCTTTACCGGGAATTTGGCATTGACGTTACCTATTTGGACTATCCCCCCAATATAGCAAAGGGCCTTTTCTCCGTTGCGGTTATTGAGGCGGTAGAGCGGTGGGAGCCACGGGTGGAGGTAAAAGACGTTACCTTTGAGGCGGACGGCGTAGAGGGGAAATTAAAAGCAAAGGTGGTAATTGCCTATGGATAACCTTCTAAAATCGGTCTATGACCTCCCGGACGTTTCTTTTATTGAGGATGACACCCTGGCGGCCATCATGCAGCGTCTTGTATCCAACTACGAAAAGAAATACAAAGAGGTCACCGGGCAGACGGTAAGCCTGGGAGCGGCGGACCCGGCCCGCATCCAGCTATACGCCATCGCCCTGGACCTTTACCAAATCGAACAGTATGTAGACCGGGCGGGGAAGCAAGGCCTGCTTAAATACAGCTACGGAGCCTTCCTTGACAACCTGGCCGGGGGCCGGGGCGTTCACCGGCAGCAGGCGGCGGCGGCCCGGACCACGCTCCGCTTCACCTTTTCGGAACCCCGAAACTATGCCCTGAGCATCCCGGCAGGGACCCGGACCACCAACGGGGACGGCGTTTATTTCAAGACGGAAGAATATAGCGAGGCGGCGGCGGGGGCGGCCTACATCGACGTGGAGGCCGTCTGTACGGCCCAGGGGATAGAAGGCAATAACTTCCTTCCCGGCCAAATCAACCTTCTTGTGGATCCCTTGCCCTATGTTGAACGGGTAGAGAATATCACGGCCACAGAGGGCGGGACCGATCTGGAGGATGATCGCAGCCTTGCGGAAAGGACCTTCCTGGCCCCTTCCGGCTACAGCACGGCGGGGCCTTCCGACGCCTTTGTCTATTGGGCCAAAACCTACAATACGGACATCGGCTCGGTGCGGCCCGTTACCCCGGAGCCCGGAAAGGTTATCGTTTATATCTTGATGCAGGACGGCAGCCTTCCGGGGCCGGAAGTAACCGGGGGCCTGCAAGCCTACCTCCAGGACCGCAACGTCCGCCCCATGACGGACCTGGTGAGCGTATCCGCCCCGGACATCCACAGCTTCGACCTTGACCTTGATTATTTCATTGACCGCTCCAACCAGGCACAGGCCGCCGCTATCCAGGACCGGGTGGAGGCCGCCATCGCGGAATATATTACCTGGCAGACCACAGAGATAGGGAAGGACATCAACCCCTCTGAGCTTATCCGGCGCATCCGGGAAGCAGGGGCAAAGCGGGCCGTAGTAAACAGCCCGGTCTTTACCAGGGTGGCCGATACTTCCATAGCGCAGATAGGCGGGAAGGAAGTCAGGTATGGAGGGCTTGAAGATGATTAGCCTCCACGACGGCCAAATCACGGACCTCCTGGATAACCCTATGAGCCGCAACCCGGAAACCATCGCTATAGGCTATGCCATCCGGGAAGAAAAGCGCCTTATCATGCAGCGGGCGGACCGTACCCGCACCATGTCGGTCATTGAGCAAATGCCCGAAAAAATCCTTGATATTTTGGCCGTAGAGCTACGCACCCCGGCCTACCGGGACACCTACCCCCTTGAAACGAAAAAGGCCCTTGTGGCCGGGACCCTTGAATTTTACGCCCACCTGGGGACCCCGGCAGCCGTTGAGGAAATCGTGCGGACCATCTTCAAGGGCGGGGACATTTCAGAATGGTATGAATACGGCGGGGACCCTCACCATTTCCGGGTAGACATCGCCTTCCAGGGGGAGGCCATCACCCCGAAAATCATGACGGAACTGCGGCGGATGATTAACGCTATCAAGCGGCTATCCAGTTGGCTGGATGAAATCACCATCACCTCGGAGATTGAGCCGACGCCGGTCTATATCACCCCGGTCCCCGGCAAGGGGATAGAGATAACCACCCTTCCGAATCTTGAACCACAGTGGCCGGAAAAGCCTATCTATATCACCCCGGTCCAGGGCCGGGGCATGAGCGAAACCACCCTGCCAACGTTGGAGCCTGACCTGGGCACGGCGGTCATAGCGGCAAAGATCACCCCATCCCTTCACGCCGTAACGGAAACCCGCCTGCCCCCGTTGGAAGAATTTGAAACCATTGTCCCCGTTGTAGCCTATGAGCGGACCGGGGCGCATTTCAGCACCGTCACAGAAACAAGACTGCCAACCTTGAAGGAGGAATAAAGCGCATGGAATTTTACACAGAGGCTGGGGGCCGCCCCTACGGCGGGACCATCCCCAAAAAGGGCCGGGAGCTTATCGCCAAAATTCTGGCGGCAAAGCTGCCCTTGACCCTTACCCGCATCATGGTAGGCACCGGCATAGTGCCGGACGGCATCTTCGCCGGGGAGCTTAACGACCTGGTGGAACCCGTAGCCGCCGCCACATCCACGCAACCGACCTATGACGGGGACACCGTTCACATGACCGTCGAATACCGCAGCGACTTAAACGGCGGCCTTGACCACGGCTTCTGGATTAGGGAATTAGGTATCTTTGCAGAGGACCTTGACGGGGCGGACGTTATGCTCTACTACGGCACCCTGGGGGACTATCCGCAATGGGTAAGCGCCTACACCAATAACGGCGGCATCGACGTCCGGCGTTATCCGGTCAGCATCACCGTAGGGGAGAAAGCGCAGATTATCATTGACTATTCCCCCGAGGCATTTATGACCTCCGAGGATGTTATGGCCCTTTGCACCAGCACCGTCCTCCCCATGTTCCTGGAGCAGGCCCAGGGGCTGATTGACACCCATAACGCGGACCCGGACGCCCACCCGCCCATACAGAGCGCCCAGGCGGGCATTGACAGCCGCTTGTCCCTTTTGGAGCTTATGTATAATACGGACGTTTCCGGGAACCCCTTCACCGTTACCTTCGACACACTTACCGGCCTTATCGTTTCCGGCGTTTTCAACACCGCCCAAAGCCGGATTGAATTTTAGGCCGATGCAGGAAGTTATTTTTAGCAGGCCGCCCGATGAATTGTCCTGCACCATCGGGAACCTATTCACAGGGCTGGACCCGCCCTGCGACCGCGGTAGGGCTGGAAACGGCCCGGCCAGACCGAAAAATAAAAGGAGGAATAACCCCTATGGCAAGTGCAGCATTAAGCCAAAAGGCCGTGGGAAGCGTGGTTAAACTGAAATTTAACGGCGCTATGCGGGAATTTCTGGTGGTACACCAGGGGAAACCGTCAAGCCTGTATGACGATTCCTGCAACGGCACCTGGCTCTTGATGAAGGACATCTACGAAACCCGCCAGTGGCATAGCAGCAGCGTCAACGACTATGCCAACAGCACGATTCACAGCTACCTCAACAGCACTTTCCTGAACCTGATTGACGCCAACATTCGGGCGCAGATCAAGCAGGTAAAGATTCCGTATCGCCCCGGCAGCGGCACCAGTCAGTCGGTCAGCAGCGGGGCCAACGGCCTAAGCACGAAAATTTTCCTGCTGTCTGACCGCGAGGTTGGCTACACTCAGAGCAACGTCAACAGCTGTATCGTCAATGACGGCGCAAAGCTGGCCTACTTCCAGGACGGCAACGGCACATCGGAGAAAATCGCCAAGTATAACGGTTCCGCCTCGTATTGGTGGCTGCGCTCCCCGCACCCCGCCGGTTCTGCCCTCGCCTGGTACGTGGACTCCAACGGCAACGCCCGCAACTACGGCTGTTCCAGCGCCTGTGGTGTCCGCCCCGCTTTGATTCTTCCCTCTACACTCTTGGTCTCTGACGATGGTTCCGTTAGTACAAACACGGCCCCGACTACGCCCGCAAGCATCACCATCCCCGAGAGCATCCAGGGCGGCAGCACCATCACCGTGCAGTGGACCGCAAGCACCGACGCCGAAAACAACCTTGACGGCTACAAGGTGGAGCGGTCCACGGACGGCGGAAGCTCCTGGTCTCAGGTTTACCAGGGCAGCAGCACAAGCGCCACCAACACCGTGCCCGCAGGGACCGATACGGTCATGTACCGGGTAAAGGCGTATGATACCCAGGGCGAGGAATCCGGCTATAAAATCAGCAGCCAGGTCACCGTCATCAATAACCAGGCACCGGCAGCGCCGCCCTCTATCACCATCCCGAATGAGGTCCTGGGCGGCGGCACCCTTACGATCACCTGGGGGCAGGCAAGCGACCCGGACGGCGACCTGACCGGCTACAGCCTGGAGCGGCAGGTGGACGGCGGCGGATGGTCCGAGGTCTTCACCGGCAACGCCACCAACTACACCGACACGATCACACGGGGCTGGGCCTCCGTTGCCTACCGCGTCCGGGCCTTCGACAGCCACGGCGCATATGGCAGCTATGCAGAAACCCCCACCCGGACCGTAAACAACAACATCCCCCCGGAAATTATCTGCGACAAGGAAAGCGGCAACGACCTAGGGAAGAAGGACAGCGGTTTCACCGTCGCCTACACCGCCACGGACCCGGACGGGGATACCGTTACCGTAAAGGAGAGCATCGACGGGACCGTCAAGCGGACCTTCACCGCCACGGACGCCGCCAACAGCTTCCAGGTGACCGGGGAAACCTTTATGAAGCTGCTCAACGGCAAGCGGACGCTGGCCATTGAGGCCAGCGACGGCAAGGCCACCACCACCCACACCTTGACCTTCACGAAAGAGGTAAACGAGCTGTTTATCAGCTTGTCCGAGCCGATGGAGGCCGACGCCAAAATCAGCCTTTGCGTTCTTTCCGTAGTCGGCAGCATCCCCGCCGATGCAGAATACACGGTAGAGGTCACCAACAACGCTAAGGATGATAACCCGGCCTGGAAGGATTGCACCCAGCAGGTCAAGGCGGGGGCTAACTACATCTTCGAGAACAGCGCCGCCGTTAAGGGCTTCGCCTTCAATTTCCGCATCAAGGCCAAACGGGGGGCCAGCGGCGTCGGCGGCTATGTTACATCGGTACAAGGAGGCTTCCAGTAATGGGACTTTTGAGAATCCGGCAGGACAGCATCAAGGACCGCAAGAAAAAGACCATGGCGGAATTGCAGGAGGAAAACGAACGCCTTACCGCCCAGGTCGCCGCATTGGAGGAACAGGTGGACAATACCAACCTGGCCCTTTGCGAGGTTTACGAGCAAATGCTAGGAGGGCTTGACAATGGCTAAGATTTACGCGGACCTTATCCGCAAAGACAAAAAGAACCTTGAAGACGTTCCCGCCCGCATCCGGGCGAAGGTCGAGGCCCTTCTCCGGGAGGCCGCCGAATGAGCAAGCTCCGGGAATGGCTGCTTAAATGGGCTTTGGGGAAGGAGGTGCGAACAATGGCCGTCGTTTACGCTACCCTTATCATCAAGGGCAAGAAGACCTTGGAGCAGGTGCCCGCTATCATCCGCAAGGATGTAGAGGACATCATCGAGGCCCTGGAGGTCAAGCTCTAAGGAGCGCCGGGCCGCCCCGGCCATAGGGGCGGCCCACCAACCCGCAAGGAGGTAATCACTAATGGAATGGGAAACCATCATCGTCGCCGCTCTTGCCCTTATCGGGACGCTGGCGGGGACCTACTTCGCCAACCGCAAGTCCGCCGCCCTTATTGCCTACCGTTTGGAGGAATTGGAGCGGAAAGTCCAGGCCCACAATAACCTGGTTGAAAGAATGTATCAGGTAGAGGAAAGGACGGAATTGCAGGAAGAAAAAATCAAGGTCGCTAACCACCGCCTTGACGATCTGGAGCGGACCGTCGAAAAACACCACGGCTAACAGCCGGGAAAGGGGACCCCATGAACATTACACCCATCATTGAGGCCGCTTTTGCCCTGATTGCGGCCATCGTTACCGCCTTTGTGGTCCCGTACATCAAGAGCCGGACCACCGCCACACAGCAGGCGGAGATCGCCGCCTGGGTAAAGATCGCCGTCACAGCGGCGGAGCAGATTTACACCGGGACCGGCCTGGGCCAGAAGAAAAAGGCTTATGTTGAAGATTGGCTCAAGGCCCACGGCGTAACCGTTGATGCGGACAAGCTCGACGCCATGATCGAAAGCGCCGTTTATGAAATGAAAAACGGCATCCTCACCATTGAGGGCGGCGTGGTAGAGGCACAGTAACGCCTATGGCAGCGAGGAAACGCCGCAAGAAGAAAACCGGCCTCAAGTATAGCAAGGTTGTCGTTGCGCTTTTACTCATTTCGGTGGCGGCGTTCACCGTGGCCATGATTTTCCTTTACCGGGAGAAGGGCGGCGTCCCGGATACCCTGGTGGCGTCGTTCTTCGCTTTCGCCGGGGGAGAGGCCGGTTTCATGGGCCTGATTAAACACAGCGACAACAAATACGGCGGCGACAATTCCGGCAGCGGAACCGCCACACCACCCGCCGGAGGGGATGAGCCTCCGGCGGCAGGATAGGAGGAAACTATAATGGCCATGAAAAGCAAAGTGCTGGTCAGCAAGGCCGTGGACATTGCCCAGCATTACAAAACCCTTTACGTTATGGGCTGTTTCGGCGCACCCATGACGGCGGCAAACAAGAAACGGTACACCCAAAACCACAGTTACAACAAGGCGGCGGATCGCACCCGGATGATTAACGCCGCCTCGGCTGATACTTTCGGTTTCGATTGCGTCAACCTGATTAAGGGCATTTTGTGGGGATGGACCGGGGACACGGCCAGGACCTACGGCGGAGCCGCCTACCCCACAGCAGCCGCCATCAATGCCGGGGCTTGCCCGGACATTGGAGCCGATACCATGATTAGCAGATGCTCCGGCGTCAGCACCACCGGCTGGGCCTCCATGATACCGGGAGAGGCCGTCTGGATGAGCGGCCACATCGGCGTTTACATTGGGGACGGGCTGGCCGTTGAATGCACCCCCAAGTGGGCGAACAAGGTCCAGATTACCGCCGTAGGCAACATCGGCAAAAAGGCCGGGTACAATACCCGGACCTGGACCAAACACGGCAAAATCCCCTGGGTAGATTATTCCGACCAGAGCGGAGCGGCCTCGGCCCCCGCCACCGGCCAGACCGCCACGCCCCCGGCGACCGGCACCGCCGCCCCGAAAGAGGTTAAGGCAAAGGACGCCGCCTGGTCCCTTGATAGGTCCCTGGCCGGTACCTACACCGTAACCGCCGACGTTGGCCTCCACATCCGCAGCGGAGCCGGAACCGGCAAGGCCAGCCTCGCCGTCCTTCCTAACGGCACCAAAGTCCGCAACTACGGATATTACACGGCGGTCGGCAACGTGAAGTGGCTCTATATTCAGACCACCTATAACGGCACTACTTACACCGGCTTTAGCAGCGAGAAATATCTGAAAAAGCAGTAAGGAGGAACCGCAAATGGCACGAACGAACAAGAGCGCCGCCAAGACCCCGGCTAAGACCCCGGAGAAAGCCGCCCCAGCCGTACAGGAACCCACCCCGGAGGCCACACAGGCCCCGCCGGAGGCCCCTCCCGCCCCGGAGGTACAGGAATCCGCCAAAAAGCCGGAAAGCCCCCAGGAGCCGCCGGAGACCCTGGAGAAGACCCCTCCAGTCCCGGACCCGGAGAACAAACCGCCGGAGGAACCCACCCCGGAGCGGGAGGGACAGCCCCCGGAGGACCCGGAGCCGGAGCCGGTACCGCCAGGAGAGAGGCCCCTCCCCTACAGGGCAACGGTCTGCGTTTCCCTTGCCGTTGTACGCAAGGCGGTCGGCCTGGGGACGGCGGACGCATTAAAGCCGGTCGGCACCCTAAAGGAGGGGGCGGCGGTTACGGTAGTCCGCCGCTTTGAGGGCTATGCCCAGCTTGCTAACGGCCTTTGGATTGACGAGGCGTTTCTCGCAGTATAGCCCCGCCCACAGATACCCCTGGTGCGGCCCGTAGCGGCCCCGTGTCGGCGTTTTATTTTGGGTGGTATAAGTTTATACCCCCAGCGTTTAGTGGGCCTCTTTTTTCCAATGGAAAAAACGCATACAGAGCGGCAAAGGGTAGGGTAAACATACACCAACAAAATAAGGGCGGCGTCCGGCCCCTTGTGGGGGCTGTACGCCGCCTTTCCGTTT